CCGTGTACGGAGTCGATTATTGCTTTGCGACTGCTAACGCTGTCGTTTGGCAAAATCGAACTTGCGTGCTCTCCAGCACGCGAGTTAAACGCCGTCACGAACTACATGAAGTGTGAGCAGGAAGTCCGTTTGTTCGACAGAGAACTCAGTGAGAGCGATCTTACTGAGTTCGTTTGTATGTCGAACATGTTGTTCGGCAGTATGTTCACTCATGTAGATAGAGATATCTACTATGGGGACTACTTGCCTAAACACGGTCCAGGATCCACCGCTGACAAACTTCTGGGAAACCAGAAGTTTAATCAAACGGTCTGGACCGAACGTCTCGAGAAGGCCGGCCTCGCAGCCGGTGAGAATCTTCTCCCCAATTGGCGTTACTATAGCCAATTGGGTGGAGTTGACTTCCTCGAACCTGGTGCGGAGGTGCCTGTAAAGGTCACCCTCGTCCCTAAGACGTTGAAGACCCCGCGAGTAATTGCTATGGAGCCTACCTGCATGCAGTATATGCAGCAGGCTGTACTCCATCGATTGCTTGCGCACCTCAACAATGATGACTTGTTGTCGAGGTTTATCGGTTTTGACGATCAGCTCCCTAATCAGGAGCTTGCTCGGCGCGGTTCGATTGATAACCGAACTGCGACACTCGATTTGAGTGACGCATCCGATAGGGTCTCCAATCAGCTCGTACGTGCTATGTTGTCTCGTTGGCCTCATTTGTCAGGGGCCGTCGATTCAACTAGATCACGACGGGCTGTACTTCCTGATGGCGAAGTAATTCGCCTCGCGAAGTTCGCTTCTATGGGTTCGGCGCTCTGCTTTCCGTTCGAAGCAATGGTTTTCACAACATTGATCTTCCTCGGCATTCAGAGATCGCTTAACACGCCACTAGCCCGCAGAGACCTCAAGGCCTTTGTGGGAGAGGTGCGCGTCTTTGGGGACGATCTCATTGTCCCCAAGGATCACGTGCATTCCGTTGTCACCTTGCTCGAACATTTCGGTGCTCGAGTAGGGGGTGACAAGAGTTTCTGGACTGGAAAGTTCAGAGAATCTTGTGGTCGGGAGTACTTTAATGGGCACGATGTTAGCATAACTCGTGTCCGGCAAGTTTTTCCGACACAACGGCATGACGCTAAGGAGGTTATCTCGCTTGTCTCTCTTCGTAATCAACTCTATATGAGTGGTTACTGGAAGACAGTGAAGTGGTTGGATGGACTTCTCGGAAAGTTATTGACACACTTTCCGACCATCCGACCCACGTCCTCCTTGCTGGGCAGGGTG